TTAGTAAGGACGTGGACCTTGATGCTGTTAAAGGGAACAGTTATCAGGCTCGTGCGCGGCTAAGGAAAGAACTTAGTCAGGAAAAACTTTCTACTCAGAGTCAAATCGATCAAGCTGTAGCCAAAGCGAGATTCATGAAAAAATCCCCGAACGTTAAACCTCAAGATCTCGAGGTCGTAACATCCGGGGACACAACAACGGCTAGACTAATTAAACCTAATTAACCATCCCTTTAGATAATTTGATGAATGTCTCGTGAAACTCTGCATAGGCAGCAGGAGACATCTTGTATATCACATCCTTTCCCCTCCGGAATGGAGGAACAATTGCGTTCGATTGCTGAAGTGTTTCTATTACCCTGTCTAAAACGATCGAATCGACCCCGTCTGGATGTAGCTTTGAGAGTAGTTTAGCTCTACTGATAGATTGATTTTCTGCATTTGCCAATGTCTTCAAAACTAACTTGATCGGCCCGGAAACGTCTCCGTTGGAACTAGCTAACATCATCACGTTTATCGCTTGCATACACTCTTCCGATTTCCTTATTGCCAAGGCTACATCCTCGACAACCAAATCCAAATCATCCTTTCTTGTTAGTGAGATAAGCATGGCCGCTTTTAGGACCTGATCGCCTAACCTATTCATTGATCCAGTTCGGTCGTCATATCCCATAGTTGCCAGCTTTCGGTACCATGTATCATAGAGGTCTGCTGCGTCTGGGGTCCATTTAAACTCGCCTTGAATCTTTGATATCTTAAGTAGTCTTAAACTTAACTCATGAATGTCAGGTACATGCTTAGGTGCATAAACTAATGAATTAATAAGCCGTGGTTTTCTCTCGTAAATAATAAATGTTCTTGCAATGAATCCACCCTCGATGTCTTTCTGTTTGACTACAGCATCAAACAGTGCTTCATTGGATGCAACCAATAAAGTCAGACATGGGCTTTTCAACTCTTCAAGCGGTGAAGACTTAAGGCGTTTAGTCCAAGACTTCTCGTGTTCATGTGTATTATGCAACGCAGTTAAATAGGTTAACGCCTTGGGATCGTCAGTTAGGAATGATTCAAACTCATCAGACAGCATAATTCCCTGCGCGTCAGATATTACCAAACCGTTAGGGAATGTTTTCTGCATTGATAATTCTTGAATCAAACCCTGAATCGAATTGCATCCTGAGATTACTCTACATAGCGCGCACTCTTCCAATATGGATTTACAAATCGAGATTGGTATCCCTTTCTTAGCTCCTGATCTTGAGGAGACTAGGGCCACGTAAATATTCGGGTATAGCTTGTAATAATGTCTGTTCAAGAAGACGTTCTTTCTCACCATAGCCGACACCGTAGCCAACCCAGACCACCAAAAATACCGTTCAGGAGCCTCACTTTCCTCTGTCGATCTTAGCAACAGATCAAGCCAGCTCATTTAGATCTTCCTCATATCCTCCCAATTATTTTCGCCAATTTTAATTTCGCAAGGTATGATTAAGGTTCCACGAGAGAGGCTACAATCCTTGAAATCTATGGGCGATTCCATTTCTTCGTTGATTATCGGGATTGCTGCATTTAGATCTCCAATTGGGAGTTGGCCCAAGAAACTGTCGTGACTCTCTGAGAGAATCTGTAAACTTGGTATTCGTCTCTCACAAGCCCGTGCGGCCTTCTTGTTTTGGTCGCTCACTGTACTCTGAGGAATCTGTGCGTAAGCCTCTTTGAACAAATCATCTCCCCAGCGATTAAGAAATAACCTTTCTCTCCCATTGGGAGATCGTAATTTCCTGTCACCGTACTTGAGAGCAAGCTGAATCTCCGCGTGGAATACCCCACGTATGTTGGGATTGGTCGAATGGACGGATTCTAATATCTGCGCCGCTTTCCACTCTGGAATTCCAGCTTGTACCGATGCCTCATATTTTCCCATCGCGTAATGACATGCGTGCCTGAATTTCTTTCCCATCTGCCTCATCTCATCGTCTATGAGACCTTTCATTACGCGATTTATTTCTTTTGCTAACTCTCTGGATCGTTCGTCGTCGGCTTCCCAGAATTCTTCAAATAGCGTCGGGACTCTCCCGGCAACCTGGCAGGCTGTGAACCTATGAACGTCAATTTCGAATCTAAATACTTTAAGGAGGTGCTCATCGTTTGCAAGCAAAGCAACCACTCTAGCCTCTGCTCCCGAGAGATCTGGCTCAATGAGGACAAATCCGGGGTCGGGAACATACATCCTCCTAAGATCCGATCCGACATCACCATGCTTTGTAACTGTTTGGAAAGCCACTCCCATTGGCTTGGTTGTAACGGGAGGTTTAAGGATGCTGGTGGAGGTCCGTCCGGTCTCGAGGATAATTCTAAAACCAGTGAGCAGTCTCCCTCTGTGGTCAACCTCAGTTTCAATATAAGTTCCAATCGTTTTCCTTACCTTTCTGATCTCAAGGATCAATTCTAGTATTCGTCGTTTCTTTGGATCTTTTACCACGTTACGCATCAGTCCATCTAGACTTTTTTCATCTGTTCCTTTCCTCAATGGGAGTTTCATCCCTACATATACCAACAAGGGAACGTCGCCTTTGGCTCCATTACTATTGACATTGACAGGCTTTTCTAGGTACTCCGATGTCAACTCGTTCAACTCCCCTTGTAGATGCTCCCACTGAATCTTGTACTTCTCGTGTAGGAAACTCTTTGCGAAATCATCTCTTAAGATTCCACGATCTTCAATTCTGCTGTAGAAAGGATGGAGCGGCATTTGAAATTCGAAGAAGAATTTCTTGAGCCCTCTTTCTTCAAGCTCCTCCATTTCCCTTTCAAAAACTTCATAGGTAACCGCCGCGTCTTTTGCATTGTACAAAAGTAGACGGTCAAACTTATCTTTCTTTGGATTGTACTCCTTTCCTTCGTCTTTGTAATAAGGTTCTTCTGTTAGAACAGATGTGGAAAACTGAAGAGATCCAGAAAGCTCAGGGTAAAGTACCCTAAAAGCCAGTAGAGTATCAAAATAAAAACCCCTTGTAATGATACCAAAGTTAGTAGTTCCATTGAGGCACGTCGTAAGCTGCTTCTCGTCAAACTTAAAGTTTTGTCCGATTTTTTTGACATTTGGATTAGCCATTAACTCCGAAATTTGGTGCCAACAATCTACCAGATCTAGTCGAGTCATTCCTGAATCTATTGGTTTGTTCAACAGAGGTATCGACATCGCGTTGTCTTTATCAAATGCGAGGCCAATACAAATTGGAACGGTCTTGAAAGTCTCGATGTCAACTGATACCAACTCCCTATCTCGATTCGACTCAAGAAACCTGTACAACATCTGAGCATTCTTGCAGACCATCAGGTTCCTTTGAGGAAGAATTAATTCGGGGAATTTCGCTTGCTTAACGGCGCGCTCGACGTCCCATTTAATGTACGTGAGATCTTTCCAAGATCGCATCTTCCCTTCGGCTTCACCGTGGAGGATGGATGCAGGGTGCAGAGTTCCGACAACTTTGTAAGGTCCGAAATTACTCTGCAATATTGATCCACGATATTTCTCAATTCCTCTGTAGCCTGTAAGAGCCTCGAGAGCTGTTGCTCCAAGAGCAAGGATGCAATTCGGTTTGATGGCTTCGATTTCTGCATAGAGTTGTGGAAGGTAGTCTTCAATCTTCTTTCCGATCAGGTTAAGATCTTTGATTTTATTTTGGGGAGGTCGATGTTTTACTACATTTGTCAGGTAGACTCGAGGTCTAGGCATTCCTGCCTCTTGTAAGACATTGTCAACCATCTTACCAGACGGACCAACAAATGGCCTCCCTAGTCGCTCCTCTTCTGCTCCCGGAGCTTCGCCTACCGCCACTAGCGAAGCTATGGCGGGACCTTCTCCTCCGACGTACCTTAATTCCATTACAGAATTTCCTCAGGCGGAGTTGCTGTACCAAACATGATATACTCAAAAATCGCTTTGGACGCCAGACCGTGCGCGCGCTCAATGTCTGTCACCCCAAACTTCTCGTAAATGTTTCTAATCACCCACTTTAGTTCATCCAATACGTCGTTTGATCTGGTCATAGTGCTCGTACTCCTTTTCGATTAGAATGTATCTCCTATCAACCTCCTTACATGCTACGCCGGTTACTCCTGATCCCGCGAAAGGATCGACTACTTTCCCTCCTGGATAGCAGGCTCGACTTATCAATTCTTTCATTAAGTCGACCGGTTTCTCATGCGGGTGTTTCAATCGACTAACGTGCACGTTATCGTATGTCAGTATCGACGAGAACTCGACACCAGCCGTCAACGTAGCCTTCCCTTTTGATGCCAACAGGATGGGTTCATAGTCCCTTGCCGTCTGCCAGTTGAGTCTCCCATGAGTTAGGTTGCGGGGCTTGTGCCAGATCAATGGATAATCCTGCACCGCGAAGCCCATTAATTTCAGCTCTCTATGGTAGAAGTAAAAATCGGTCGTGCTCGTAATTACGTACATGATCGACGTGCTTTTCAGAACCCGCATCAATTCCTTGAAGACTGGAATCAAAGACTCCTGCTCAATTCCTCCTTCTTTCCATTGGGACCACGGAGGGTCGGTCAGACAGAGGTCGAACGTCTCCGCCGGAAAATGTTTAAGTATCTCCGACGAATCTCCATGTAAGACTTGGTCCATGACCGTAGACGATGGCCTTAATGCTTCAAGCTCTGAATACATACGGTTCTCTGCCAGCTTTATCAGGCGGAGAGCTGTCCCTTTATCCTGTACGTTTTTCAATTCAGGATTGATTAAAAGTGCATCAGCCAACTTAAGGTCTTGCGAGAGACCACCGTATGAGATCCCAAGTTCCTTTGCCGTCATCTCTTTGGTCCAACCTGGGTTGTCTCCCCAATTCCGACCCATTCGCTTCTGACCGTGCTCTTCAACTCTCAGGTCGTGAAGCTCCTTCTCGAGCGTAACCTGCTCATGCCAAGCGAGATTCTCTCTCCTCAGATTCTCATGTAGCGATATTTCGTGCGCGTTTCCGGCATTGCTGGGGAGTATCGAACTCACGGGAATTACATTGAAGCCAAGCTCCTTCATCGCCATGAATCTCTGCTTGCCCGCGACGACAAGATACGGAGGCTGGTCCCCTTGTAAGATGATCGGATGCATTAATCCGACCTGTTGTATAGATGCCTTCATCCGCTCGAAGCCATCTTTTTTCGCGACATTAGGATCGCGAACTTCATGAACCGATACTGCCATCTACTTGCCTCCTATCTAGCCTCCAAAATGTTGTGGTTTCTTCATTAGGATTATCTATTTTTCGTTGCACGCGCATCCCTAAACGAAAACACATTCTAGCGACCTGGTAAACATAACCGGGTAATGTCGTCCCACTAGGGACTCCCATACCGCGTGCAATGTCTGCTACAACATCGGGCAGCTCTTTGTCAATTTCTTCAAACTCACGATGAAGAGTATTTGTCATTGCCCTATTCAGGCGCGCGTTATGTCTCGCCTCTGTGGTCTCATTAGAGTATTCTATATCAACTGCGCGCAATGCTTCGTTGATCGTCATATCTTCCCTCCAATTCTGTCCATTTAATAAAGAGGGGGCCTTTCGGCCCCCAATTTGACTACTTCGTCGCTGCCTGAGGTTTTGTTATGGGTCTCCAGTCGAGGACTGAATTCCACTGACGTTGGATATCGTACTGACAGTACGCTTCGACCGAACGACCTATTGTCTGATTTAGATCGTAGTCCTTGTTGGTGTCGATGGTTCGATTCGGGATGAAGCACTCGATGAACTTAGACAACAGGTCCATCCGCTTCTCACTGAACCAGTTCTTGATGGTAACTCCCTCGTCGGGACCGGTCTCGACGACCACGGTGCAGACGTAGTTGATCGAGGTCGGGTCCTTAACCCCAGGCTCCTCGTCGATCGACTTTATCTTTACCTGTCTCCATCCCGCGCTCAACTGCTTACGCGCTAATAAGTCTTCTTTGGTAAATCTAACTGAAGGCATTTCATCTCCTAATAATGTTCGCACGTTGATGGGGCACTCGAACCCAATTAGCCCCGCATGAATGCATGTCAATGCACCCAATAAATTCGGAATCCAATCATTGGGATCGGAAAGAAGTATAGGATTCTCTGATCTCGATCCCAATAGAATCCCACCCAAAAATCGTACCATCGGAAAATGAACTGTATCCGTAGAGTATTTCTCATGCGGTTTTCTTCACCACCCGGAGCTTGTAAGCATTTAGATCGAAATATCGCGTTAGTGGTTTCGTGGGATCTTTCCTAGCGATGTCAGTCGCAATGAAGACTCTCAGAGCACTCTGACCTTTTCGTGTAATCCTGAACCCACGGTTTAGAGTATACCGGATATAACCTCTGACCAGCATACTCCGGAACGGACGTTGGTCCCAATGCTGAGCCTCCTCACGAGACATGTACTCGTCATCTCTCATGTCAAAGAACATCTTGAGCATTGGGTAGCCCCTGTTGGATAGACTAACCATTTGCTTTCCTCCTCGCAGCGACCTTCATACGTCGGGCTATCTCGGTTCGTCTTTCTTCTGGAGTCATCTTGGACCAGTAATCTTTGTTACCTTGTGACGACGTCCTTTTCTTAGGATGACCTAATTTTTTCTTTTCAATTACGTCCCGAACTGTTTCGCTGTCCTCGCCGACTGATTGACGCATATAGTCGAGTTCTTTCTGCATCATATCGACCATATACTGCATTCCGGGAATGAGTGTTGCTCTCCCGAATCTCTCATAATCCTTGTTGTTCATCCTTAACCTCTTCTCCTATAAGTAATAAGTCTTTGCTTCCGAACATTTGTCCGTATAGCGGTTTCGTTGTGAAGTCCATGACTTCTTTGAATGGATGTGAACACTTCGCGGGGTCTTCGCCGAAAGATTCTGTAATACAGACTCTTTCGACTTTGGGTACGCCGGATGCAAAGGTGTCATCGGTTCTTTGTAACCCGAAAATGTACACATCGTCAAATTCAGTCGGCAAAATTGCCGCTGGTTTCCTGCCTTGCGATAATATGGATCTGAACTTAGTGACCTGTTTCGTTCTCAGGTCGGGTGCAGATTCATATGTAATGACATGCGCCGTGATAATCACATGTTTCGGATTACCAGGACGCCTGTGCAGTAGCTTCATCTGGTCGACGAAGTAATTGATGAAATGATTCTCAGCGAAGTAATAGTCAATTCCGACCTTCTCCGCTTTTGGATTGGACATTCGTTTAATTACGACGCTGCCTGGTTCTGACTTGATCCCCGCCATCGTATTGAAGACCAAGTTACCCAGGCCGGTGAAACTGTCGCATAAAATCGTCTCATACGGACAGTACTTCTTGAGTTCTTGTATTTGGGCATCTACCGCGAAAACATCCTCAAAAACATCGTACTGAATATCTTTTCCAGGATAGTGTTTCTGCGCGATCGATGGCATCTTGCGGTCGAAATCAAACACATAAACACTTGGAAAACTAAAAGCAGCAACAGACTTCCCAACTCCTGATTCCCCTTTGAATATCGCGAGTAGACCATTCTCGTCCTCCCCGTCTAACGTCGATTTAGGCATTTGATTCCTTTCTTATTGCAGCTGCAATTATCAGTGCTCCGACTAGGATGGCTATTCCAATGGGTCCTAGATACGAAACACCCGCGTAGATGGCCCATAGGATTGACATCCATTTTATGACCCACCATATTAATTCCCATATGACCTTTACAACAGTCCAAAATGGGGTTCCCGACTCGATTATCAGAAGAGCAATGATAGTCACAAGGCTGATTAAAGCCATCCCCCAATATCTCATGCGATTTCCTCCTCTCGTGGAAGCTCCCTCATTGCCTTCCTCCTTTCTGCCCTGAGCTTCTTACAAGTGTCGCAGAGCGGCCTCCATACCTTGTCGTGATTTACCATCTCCTGTGTGAGCATAACTGCGTTACCACAGTTTGCCCAACATAAGCTCAATCTCCCCGTTGCTATCGCAACGGGAACGTAGTGTGGGCAGTCAGGGAGACGACACTTGTAGATCTCATATCCCTTCTTGCCTAACTCTGTCCTTTCGTATTTGTGCACATGTTTATTCATCGCTTAGTTCTGGAAACAAGACCCTAGCGATCCTGTAAGCCTCCTCCATTTCTTTCTCTGAGTATCCATCCCAACCACCTTCATTTGGTAGTCCAAATCTCAGATTGGATGCGACGGCGTCGAGTAGACCCTTCCGAGTTACATTGTTGATTTTGTTGTCGAAGTCGCGATGTATTGCATAGGCGATTTCGTCTATTCCAATAGCGTGTCGGACGAACATGTCATACATCTTCATGCCGTTCTGACGCTTACTTGCGTACCTGTCGATTGAATACGTCGGAGTATGATTCATATCTCTCCTAAATACTCGTACACTTCGACGACGTTCCTCATTCCGTCGAAGAAATTACCCTCCTTGTCCGTATACAGGTAGAGTACCGCGAAGATCTCTCCCATCTTGAACGAACATACTGTCTCGTCTATTGTACGGACCCAGGCTGTTATGGCGATTTTTGGCCTGTGCTTTGCTCGAAGACAGACAACCGTGTTGACTCTCAGGTCGCCCAACTTTAGTTGCTTTCCAATCTCTACATCCATCGCTGCCCTTTCCTTAGATATAACAAGATATCTGGGTTAGTCCTGTTAATATTCTCGATAAACTGATTGGTGTCCTCCACGACCCTCTTGGTTCCAAACATCGATGCGAACCCAAGAATCGCCAGGAGAAGAGCATAATCGTCGGTTGTCATTACGACGGTTACTTCATCGTCTTTGCGGCTGTAGGTCATGAGCCAGCCTCCAGAGTCTTAGCAACGTCCCACTTTTCTACCGTACTGAAATCCCGCGCCAATTTGTAATCTCTCGAACCAGGATCTGACTCACAGATCCTCTTGAAGATGCAACCAGAGTACTTGTCGCATGAGGTTAGATTCATTGGGTAATTTTCCTCCTCGATGCACTCCTGGAATCTCTTGACCCACCAGATTGCATTCTTCCTCCATTCCTCGATTCGGTCGTTATCAATATTGAACACGAATCTCTGGAATCTCTCCGCCGGTGTTAGGGTTTTCTGAAAGCCAATTTTATTCATGACGATGTGATTACAATTAAGAGCGTAACAGTAACCGATGAACTGATTGCTCAGGCTAATCGGATCTTTGCGCATCTTGCCCGTCTTGTGATCGAAGGGAGCAACTATGTTTCCCTTCTCTGCGATGAGGTCAATCTTGAAGTTGTAAATGATTTGGAGATCCTCCTCCTCATGAAACAACTTCGATCCGACTTCCTCGACAGCCAACGGATGCCATACGTCATTCCGATAGAATTCGCAATAATCGCGGAATTGCTTAATTACTTCCTCCGCAGTCTCCATCGGAATACTTAGCTTGGTCGAGAAATACATCCCAGCCTCAATCGCCCGTTGTACCGGGTCGCCTATAGGTTTGACCCCAGCCTCGATAAGCTCTCTCCAGACAGGAGTGTCGTATTTCTGTGGACCGAGCATCCCGTAGTAAGGCTCCATCATCTTATGCATTAAGTCTCCCTTCTCGAGAGACTCCTCCTTTTCATGAGGAGCCAAGTTGTAAATGAAGGAGTACTGCGCCTTGCGAAAGCAATTCTGAATGACGTTGAGAATGCTCGCGTCGAATGTTATTATTTTCATTTGTATCCCTTTAGTTGGTTGGCTAGGGACTCGACCTCACCGCGAACGTAATTCATATCGCGGTAGGTTTCGACCTTATCTAAAGTTAGTCGCTTGATTCCCAGGCGCCGCATCGTAGCCACTAGCCCAGGTGTGTAGTCCCACGCATGACTACAATCGAATCCGAACCACCATACGTCTTCGGGATAACCCTGCGTAGGAGTATGGCAGATTGGACTCTGACATTTGTTACTGTACGTTAGCCCTCCGTGCGCGCTTAGATCCACATCATGATAACTAACCTTGTACAGCGGATGATCATTCGGGATACCCACGTACCCACACCATGCGCCCGAATGATTACGTATCATCATGCACGAGAACCCGACATGGTGAAAATCTACCCGATCAGGTTCATCCTGCCAAGGTCCCGGACCCCAATCCGCCTTTGGCGGATTGAATTTTATCGTCTCATTAACCATCGTTTCTCTCCTTTTAAAAGAATTAAAATAAAAGGCGCGCCCCGTAGTATTGTCCAGTATTGCTCCGTTTATAAGCGGAGGCGCACATATTACTTATTCCCTGTAGTCGTGTTTTCTCATCTGGTCAATGAGAGAATCCTTGAACTTCTGGTTGATGTTTGGATCGTCAAGAATCCGCTCGATTACCTTCACCGTCGGATTCTTGAATTGGATTTGTTGGAACTCAGGGTGTCTGATTGTCATTCGTCCTCTCCTCCGTCCGGACCTTCAGTGTCCTGCTCGCTTTCTTCCGCCGTATCAGGATCTTCCGATTCAGGTTCTTCCTCCAGGGCGACAATTATGTCCTCGTCCTCGTCCTCGTCCTCGTCTTCGATGAGATCACTGAACTCTGAGGGAGAGTCGGCCCGCTCTCTTTCGTAACACTCTAGGTGAGCGATGGACTCACCCTCCTCGTAGATCAGGTCTCCCTTCTCTATTGGGAGTGAGCAATAAAAACATTCGCCCGCTTCACTCGCTACCGTCTTCGTTGCCATGATGTTCTCCTATAAACTGAATCATCTTACAGACTGTCTTTGCTGACAACCTGATTATTTTACTACGCCATTCTGTACCTCGTAAATTGAACGAGGTGATTTGCAAGTAATCTTCGTGGCCTGGAACCATCTGCCACGATAGATCTATCTTACAGTGTTCTGTGTCGTGGATAATCATCTGAATAATCATCCGTCCCAACACATGTCATCGTAGTCGTAGACCTCGATGCCTTCCCTGCGCGCCGCTTCCTTCCTGGTTTCGAGTTCCGTCCAGGGAATTAAGTCGAATTGACCATTCCATCCCTGGGTCCTCCACCAGCGGACGCCCCCAGATTCTGGAGGAAACCTATCCGCTCGGTAACCATAGTGGTCAGTTTCTGGAGGCTTACTTTCGTCTTCAAGCTGATTCATCTTTTATCTCCTCGTGTAGGTAATTTAGTTCCTTGAGACATCGACCCTCCTTGCAACCTGGACTGAACAAATAGGCTGCGCGCACTCATGACAGCGCGCGCAAACCCGCCCGGTTAATTTATCATAACCGACGTCCATTCCCTTACCAGGATGGCACCGTGCAGTTAGGAGAAGAAAGCATTCTTCCTCCCCCTTCGTATGACTTGGATGCCCGCATTCCTGGGCATCCAAGTCCTCTCTATATAGAATCATGTTTTTTCTCCCCTCTCTCGCTTGCGAGAGAGGATCATATACTCCATTTCCGACCGCCGTTAGCGGCCAATATTTGAGTTAACTCCTTCATCAACGATGATTGGTCCCATGAGACAGCGGCTTCACCATTCAAGGTTTGAGTCACGATCTCACGTTTCTTCTCCACAATTTCGGAGAAAAACTCGTCTACAGTACCAACAGCGACCATATAGGTCACTGCTATACTTTCCGCTACGGAGCCAGGTCGAGGGAATCTAGCCTCAGCCTGTTCCTCATTAGCGGGATTCCACTGGCGTTCCAGGATGATACAATCCTGGCAGAATTGCAGGTTGAGACCTTCTCCGAATCCTAAAGTTGAGGCAATTAGGACTCGCTTCTTACTGTTGTTCTGAAACTCTTGGACTCGATCAAAGCGCGCGCCCGCATCTAAATCAGCGGTCAACTGGATAACAGGCTCGAGTTCAAGTTCCTTCAGAACTGTGTTGAGCTTCTCAGCGAGGATGGCTCCAACGTCCTTATGATGAACGAAGATAGTAATCTTACGATCCGTAGACCCCAAGAATTCCATCAAGTGATCGATGCAAGGATCAATCTTCGACAGACCAACCAGATGCCTCATTCTGGATAAGTACGCCAGGATGTTGCTGGTATCCTCGAAGGAGATCCCCCCACCATTGGTATTGAATCCAACGTTGTTGTACTCATTGCGGAATTGTTTGAAGGTTTCGATGTAGGCAGCCTCCACGGTCTTACTCATCTCGTGGAATTCAAACTGTCTATCGATCTTAGGCAGGTCGGGCATAACTTCGGCGCGCTCTCTGCGAATGATGAACGTCTTAGTCTTCCGCTTGAAAGCCTCCGGATCTGCTAACCCTCCCGTTTTGTAACCGTAGCCATTCCAATAGCTATCGCAATCATACCGAATGAACGTTGCCTCACGAGGGAATACCTCTGGATGCAAGATGTTCAAGATCGGGAAATACTCAGCCGCATGATTCTTGATCGGGGTGCCAGATAGTGCAATGACATTCCTGACCTTCGAGCAGAGCAGCCGCGTATACTTCGTGCGCTCACTTTCGGAATTCTTGATTTGTTGGCACTCGTCCAAGACGATAGTCTTAACTCGTTTCTCCACTTGTTCAGCGAAGTTGTCGTTCATTCTTCTCAGAAGATCATATGAGATAATATATCCCATGACCCCAGGCATCAACACTGATTTAGATCCATCGATGACTTGAGCGAAGGCATCTTCTCCCAACCAGCGCATGGTCTCGTGTTGGTATTGATACTTGAGACTTGATTTCCCGATCCATAGGAACGGTAACATTTCCTTCGGATGTAGGTGCATTGTCGCTAGAGCCTGGATCGTTTTACCAAGACCCATCTCGTCTCCGATCAAACACCGCCCGCCCGACTTCTCAGCGAAGCGTACTCCGTCGTTTTGGAACGGATATAACCGCTTGCCATCCATCGAGCGTATATCTTCAGGGCGTGAAGAGTTAAGAACTTCTTCTTTGATTATGTGTCCACATTTCAATAGCCACACTTGGGTCTTGCCCATGTCGAATTGCTTCAGACCTTCAGCAACTTTCCCGCATTGTTGGCAGTATGTTTTTGTGAACGGCGTATGTTTCTCCTTTCAGTGGGTTAACTACTATTCGAATACTCTCGTTTCGCGAGAGTAGTCGAATCGTACCTAACGCTTAACGCTTGAGGTGCAGGGTATAATCCCTTTCATGATCGCTCGTCACCTTGACCCAGAGTTCTTCATTCGGGCCGACGGAGGGAAGATAGAATTCGTTGTACCCTGGCCGGAGGTCATGCTCTTCCGACTTGGATGTCTCCCCATTTCTGAGCTTACTAACCTTCCACATTGTGATCGTCACTTCCGATGCCTCCCGATTACTAGCTGAGTATGTCTCGATGAGCATTCCTCGACCAGCTTAGTCGCCTGGTCGAAAAGCCCCTCAGTTATAGTGAAGAAATGCTTGATAGCATCGTTCAAATGGTAAAACGACTCACTTTTATGCCCATGAACGACACAGAAGCATCCCGTGTTCGTAGCCAGGTCGATGTGACAATTCATGTCTACCATCGAGTTATGCAGTAGATTTACTTGCTTCGTCATTTCCTTTCGCCTTGTTGAACCTTGCCATTAACTGGTCGACGTCCATCGTTAGTAAATCATTACGAGAGACTCCCAGCTTGTTAGCCATCTTGGTCGATTTATCCTCACGAGATTTAGCCGTAGGCTTCTTCCCGTTGGGATCGCTCACCTTGATCTTTTGTAATTCCTTGCGTTCTTCCGCGCTCATCTTCTGATAGCGTTCTGCCCTAACAGCGCGGGCGCTTGCTAATTTCGTGCGCTCAGTCTGGAGAAACTCTTCGATCTTGGCTTCCAGCGAGGTAATATGCTGTTCTAGATCCTCATTGGACATTTTATAGCACAAATCGCGCTCGGAATTCATTAGGGAGATAAAGTTTTCTTTATTCTCCGTTACAGAGAGGTTTCTATGGTATTTCGGGCAAAGATGACCTTTACCGTCTACTTGAAACCACACATCGCATTCCTCCCCTTGTGGAGATACGTACTGACATCTCTCCCAGGAATTATTTCCCATTTGGATTTAGATCCTCCTTTCTTAGTTTTTCTAGTTCTTCAAAAAATCGTGATTCAAAACTTTTGTCAAAACTTTTGGGGTAGTCCGTCTCATAATCCATCTTGTGTCGATACTGATGAACTACGTCAGATCTATTGGATTTAGCTTTGCGTATTCCACGCCTTATCCTATCACTGATCTCCTTTTGGACTCCCTTGCGTTTCATAATTCCTCTTGTCCCAATACCGTTGTAGTATGGGGCCGGTATAGCTAGGTTACCGCCGTTTCATTGGCGAATGCAAGCCCTTTATTTGCTTTGTTTTCAAGGGCTTAGGCGGAATCGGCCTTCAAGCCCCCCTTACAGGGGGTAGGTTGGAAATGCTATGTAAAATTTATATAGCGGGAGGGAAGGGAGAAGTGTGTAATATATATATATATATATATATGTATATACTCCTCTTACTGGCCGAACCCCCTAACCCCCCTGTTTTCAATGGGTTAGGGGGGGTATTTTGGCCCGGTAGTTCAGCATTATTGCCCCGAAACTTCAGCAATCCCTTAGCGGAACTCCATTTAGGGAGGTAAGTAAATCCCTTAAGACGAAGCCTTGAAAGATCTGAAATTACTGAGGGTATTTTGGATCTGAGCGAGAGATTCGGTGGATTATAAGGTCATCTGGGAGACGATCTGATGAGTCTTGAACGATCTGGAAGACTTCAGAGATCGAGTTAGCGTAGACGGTATAGACAATACCGCCAGATGATACGACCCACTTTTTTGTAGGCATTAGAGGTCATACCCCTGTTCGATTTTGGTCGCACAGGAGTTGCAGTAGGCGTAGTCAGGTTTGATCTTGACACGTCGATTGCAACCAGAGCAGGTCTTGTAAACGGATTCACGTTGGACCTGATGGTAGAAATCGACGTCATCTTGGTCTTCGATCTCGTAATGACCGTAGTTGTCATCGTAATAGGTCATTTCCTCACCTCCAAGTTCTCCGTGAATCTGACGATGTCGCCTTGCAGCTTGTCGATTTGATTCAGGACTCGAGCAGCGTCGAGGATATGATCCGGTCGAAGATCTAAGTCTCGAGCGACATTAGCTACGACTCTCGTGACCTCAGTTTTGAGGAAAGCCGACACCTCATTTAGGTTGTCGACTCTTTTAATTGCCATAAAGGCCTCCTTTTCAAGGTGGGAGGTTTCGTACTCTCCCCCAGGGTAGCTTGCTTTCCTACCTTCATTAAATCTTCAGTGTATGAAGACTTAATGAAGGAGGGGGAACCTCTCGAGAAAGGTCCCCCCTGCGGATTCAGACCTCTAAGGTCTTCATGACCTCGATGATCTTGCGAGCTTGGTCTTCGGTGACGGGCTTGCCAGCCGCAGCGCGAACCTTCATCAAGTCCTTGATGGACTTCTCTTCGCTCGCAGCCGACGAAGCCTCGTTGGCGAGGATTGCCTGACGAACCTTTGCACGTTCGGTCAGATCGATCGAGTAGTTAACATGGTCGAGCAATTCAACCAATCCCTTATCGGTCTGAAGGGCTTCCAGCACGTCTTCACGACTCTGGAAAACGACCTTCTCAAAGGGACGTGAGAACTTGCGCGATCCCACGGAAACTTCAACGGTTCCTTGTACAGTTTGCATATTGGTATCTCCTTTTAAATAGGTGGCCTTTCAATTCCACCTAAGGAAAGTATAACCGGCGTAAAAAACGCGAGTCAACACTTTTCTTGGGTATAATTGGTTTAGATTCAGGGGCTTACAAAAAAGAATTTTGCAAGCCCCCTGAAGATTTGTTAGGCAGCATTAGCCGTTAATTTAAGTTTCTCCTTTCCGAATTCCATGACCTCAACGTAACCATTGTCCAACCAAATGTGAGCGATTACGTGATTTTTTTCATCGTAAATGTACACTTGGTCGTCTTCTTGTTTCCAAGAAGTTCCGTCAATCACGACGTCGAACGTCGGATGTCCGGAAGGAAAGAAGCGAAAACTGATAGTATTCATAGTTTATTTGACCTTTCATTAAAATCTCATAAATGAAATCTTAATGTAAGGCCAAATAGAGTCCTCTCATATCTTAGGCTGATAACGGACTTCGTTGAGTCCTCACCTGTATGAGATTCCACTTATTCTCCTACACTCGACACGAGACGGCATTACCTATATCCGCATTAAGTCGGACGACGCCTATCTGTAGCGACGAATCACGTACGCTTGATAACAAACAAACAGAATAGGGAAGGATTTGGTTCTACTCCGCAAAGTGTCAATCTGCTAGTCGGATCACCCTAGACTATACGGCGCATACGGTGGCACAGAGACTTCCGGTATGATGAGTACCCAGGTCAAGCGAATGACGTATACTTTCACCTGTCGTATAATCGTGAAACATGGGGGAGGAGATTCAGTCCGTGTCTCACTCAAGTTGGAGTCCTGACCGTACACTACGCATCGAACGTAGCTGGTCGGGTTGAGTTGACGGAGACCTAGCGTCCGTGACCCTAGCCTTCAATATCGGCCATTAAAATTGTGCGTTCCATCTTGGCTTCCGTCTCCCTAGAAAAGTCACGCGCAGAACGCGCGCGGGAGGCGCCACCTTGTCCTTCGAACTACACTCTATATATAGCAAGGGGCAGTCCAAACTATCCTCTATGATAATAAAGGACTTACAGGTCCTCAAAGGACTTTATAACGCAAAGCGTGTAATTTGTGCGCGCAATTTTTACATAGGGGAGAAAATTCTACACAGTTACCGCTAACTTTACCGATAACGTTAGAGTAACTTTAGCGGTAAAGCTCTACGACCTACTAAGTACTAAGTAACTAGTAGACCTTTAGCGGTAACGTTAGCGATAACGTTAGCGGTAAAGTAAGTACGAAGACCTTCGTACGAAATCCTTCGTAGGTGGGTGTCCTCCAGGACGTTGGGGACCAGGGACTCCGGCGGCGAAGTCGATCCTCCTCGCGTTTTCGTTCGTCAGAAGGAGAGCTTCCACCTACAATTTTTAAAATATGAAATAACTCTTCACGCGATGAAGCGTTACTCCCCTTTTTCGGAAGTTGTTGAAAACAGGGCGATTTTTCTCCTTGACTCTGTAGGGGGGTAGGGGTACACTTGGGCTTAGGGGAAAGTTGTATTCAAATCTAATGGGTCCCTTGGATCGTGCCTATCTCAAAGCTTTCCCCTAGGAATTCTATATGTTTATTACTGAGGATCAGGCTCGGCAGCGATTGTCTAGCCCAGACAACCTGGCTAATCGGTTTAACTTAGCTGCTCGTCGAGTAGAACAGGAGAGGTCTATAAATGCCACGGGACATAGTAGGGAAGCCCGCATCGAAACCGAAGCGGCGGAGAGCGGGCAACAAGAGAAAGAATCCGGAAGTATCCAGTCATTACCAGCCGGAGCTATCAACTGCGAACAAGTCGAGCACCGGAGCATTCCGCGCACGGGTAGACGCGGACCGTGGCTTTCTGTCGAGGAGCGAACTGAAATCGCCATCGACGCCAAGATTAGTGGGCGCAAACAAGAAACTATCGCGCAAGAGCACGGGATATCCCGGCAAGCGGTAGCCCAAATACATGCCGGACTGGGTCTCCGTGATGAATCAGAAGTTGCCCATGCGATTGAGATCGCTCGTAATAAAGCTCTCGACCGGTTAATGGCCTCGCTTGGTCTTTTAACGGATGATAAATTATCCGGCTGTAAGGCGACCGATTTGGCAAACATCGCGGCGAACATGTCTCGTGTCGTGGAGAAAACCATGCCCGACAAGGATCGGCAAGGTAATATCAACCTGATTGTTTATACTCCTGAGATCCGGAGTGAGAAGTCCTTCGAGGTAGTTGAGATATAAAAGGAAAAGATATGACCCCAGAGCCTATTTTCGAAGTCGCCCCAGTTGGACCACAGTTCGCCGTCCCTGGGCAATTTTATTCCTATCCATATCCCTTCATCAACAACGAAGTGCCTGTAGGCTGGACGTCTGGGAATCTACCTGAGAATCTCAAGCCTAGGAATCTCAAGCCTCGGGGTCACGTATTACTTCCATACCCAAAAGACAAAACACCTCCCCCGAATGCCCCAGATTCTCGTACACTAGGAGTTTGGATAACCATCGACTCAGGTTGGGGTGCGCCGCCCGTATATGGATTCCTCGCCAGGGAGACTGGGCTGGAATCTGGTGAGCCCAGATTCGACTCCCAAGCCAGGGGCCATTATGTGTACGTAAGAGGGGACGCTTGGGCCTGGGTGCCTGAGATTGATCCAAGTTTCGGGATGAAATGAGGCCGTCGTTCGATAAACAAAACGTCGATCGTTCCTCTTTGACGAACCGCGAATGGAAGCCGCACAAGAGGCAGGAACAATTTGCGTCTCTGCCTGATACAATCTTCGAGGCTCTTTACGGTGGTGCCGCCGGTGGAGGGAAGTCCGAACTCCTCTTAATGCTTCCCATCATAAGAGGGTTTTATCAAGAGCCTCGATTCAAAGCTATTATCTTCCGTAGAACATTTCCTGAGCTTGAGAGTGAGATTATCGTCCGAAGCCGTGATTGGTACTCCCTAGCTGGAGGGAAATACAACGAGGAAAAGAAACGTTGGCAATTTCCCTCCGGCGCGTTAATTCAGTTCGGCCATGTTGAGTACGAAAGTGACGTCAGAAAATATGATACTGCCGAATACAATTACATGGCTTTTGACGAGCTTACCTCCTTCACTCAGGGACAATACGTTTATCTCTCTCGAACCCGGTGCCGTTCTTCTTCTAGTAGATTGCCCGCCATCGTTCGATCTGCTACAAATCCGGGAAATATTGGACATGCGTGGGTTAGGGACTTGTTTATCACCCCCGCTCCAAAGAATACAATTATCGTCGATCGAAAAACCAATCTCAAAAGAATATTTATCCAGTCTTTCGCTGAGGATAATCCGTATCTCATGTCGAACGACCCGCAATACGTTAACAGACTGGAATCTCTTCCCGAAGCTGAGCGCGCGGCGAAAAGATATGGATCTTGGGATTCATTTGAAGGGCAGGTATTTTCTGATTACCGTGAGATGCCTAGTGACGGTGAGCCCGATAATGCGTGTCATATCTGCCAGCCATTTACGGTCCCTGATTGGTGGCTCCGATTCCTCGCGATCGACTGGGGCTATAGTGCAATGACCTGTGCGCTTTGGGGCGCGCTTAGTCCGGATGATAGACTATACGTTTACAGGGAATACACAAAGAAGGAGGCTAAGACATCAACATGGGCGACTGAGGTGGGAAACCTTTCGATAGGTGAGAAGTTTACGGATATCGTTCTCTGTCGAAGTGCCTGGCAACAACGAGGGGACGAAATGACTCAGCAAGAGCAATTCACCAAGTATTCTGGTCTGATAGCTCGTCAGGCGGATAATGACAGAATAGCTGGTAAGTTGCTCCTTCAGGAATATCTTCGTTGGAAAGAGGCTCCCGCAAAAGCCGCGTCCAATACGGCGGAGTACGACCATGAGGTCGCGATGCGTATCCTGCGCGTTGATGGAACCTTGGCTTATACAACCTACGCGAGTTCCTTTCAAGATAGAAGGGAACTTCAAGTCCTCCCAAGGCTCCAGATATTCCCAGATTGTCGGGAACTCCGCCGCACTATTCCCCTCTGCATTTATGAAAAGAAATCTAACGTATCGGATAAACCCGCTGAGGACGTTCGAGAGTTCAATGGGGATGATCCTTACGATACTGTTAGGTATCTCAACATGGCTGTTGATCGATACCTGGGAACCTTGAAGGATCAAGGAGAGTCTCGTAGGAGAGAAAACGACCTAATTCAGAAGTTACAGGACACAGGAAATTGGAACGCTTATTATCGTGGGATGGAAAAGTTGGAACGGAAACGTCCACCAGATATGCCGGTGAGGATGAGGCATCATGTTTGATTGGCTCATCGTCATGCTCGGAGGGACCACTAAACGTGAGCTTGCCGTGCATACAGCCGTCTGCGACGGCTGGCGTGACCGATGTCTGGCTGCTGAAACTACCGTTACCCTCTTTAAAGATATCGTGGAGCGAGAGCGTGAACGTTCAGATAAGATCGAGACGGACATCAGAAATAGAATGCATCCTGAAAATGGAATGCAAGGTCCTCCCGGAATGAAGCCGGTTGGACACGCGCTATCAAGCTGGCCTCGAATTAGGAGAGAGCTTGAGAAGTCACATCGGGTGAATGACAATGCCGAAGTTTCTCGAGAAGAAATTGAAAAAACAATACGGCAAGGATAGTTCCATTCCGTATAAAATCATGAACGCGAGGGGTCTCATGCGTGGATCGAAGACTACTGAGAAAGGTCGTAAGGCGGAGGAGAAGCATGAGCTTCACTCCAGCGCCAGAATTAGTGGGCTCGGAGGAGAAGTGCGGCGCCCCGCCACCCGGTCTAGAAGGCAAGGAAAATCTTTCGCAGAGAATCTCACGGGAAAGAGGTACAAGTAATGGCTCGTCGGAAGAAAATCGAAGCTCTCGAGAGAGGGAAGAGGAAGGGATTCGCTAGGGCTGCGCGCGCCGCGAGATCTCCTGTGAGAGGATTGGGAGGGGAGAACAGAGTTCCATCGAGGAAATTACGAGGTAGTTTGGCTCGCGAGATGAACAAATGATCTCTACAATACGTCGAAATGTTGCAACCCCATTCGCCGCGGCAACTCTTCCTACGGTCCCGGATAAGTACGGCTTTCGTTGGCTAGGAACTGGCAAGGTCCCTGATTGGGCGTTGGATATCTCGGGAGATATCAACATCAGTGATCCAGGTAATGCCGCTGGTTTTACTTATCGGCTTAATGGAACTCCTTTTGGTGGTAGCGGTAGTGGTGGGACTCAAGGTCCCCCAGGACCTCCCGGTGCAACCGGAGCCACTGGTGCCACTGGTGCAACAGGCGCACAAGGACCTCCAGGTCCTCAAGGTTCCACAGGAGCCGTAGGTCCTCCAGGTCATGCTACAACTATTGTAGGATCTGTAGCTACGGCCTCGGCTCTACCACCATCGGCAAACATTGGTGATGGTTACATCACTAATGATACTGGAAATCTCTGGGTCTGGACTGTATCTGGTTGGGTAAATGTTGGTAAAGTTCAGGGTCCAGCGGGACCAGCAGGGATTCAGGGACCCCCCGGTTCTACTGGACCTACTGGATCTCCTGGTCCCCCTGGAACTACGGGAGCTACAGGAGCTACAGGACCACAGGGTCCTACAGGCGCTACAGGTCCCCAAGGTCCCACAGGACCAGGAGGCGCACAGACTCCTTGGACCCAGAATATAAACGGCTCGGGATACTCGTTGTCTGGTGTCCAGACCATTGATGTCAACAATACTGGATATTTCTCCAGGGGTGGTAAACAACTAGGCGACTGGTATGTTTATCAGGGATTAGGCAACGGGATCTATTACAACGAGGGTGGGATGGTGATTATTAACTCCAATGCTCCACCCCCTATTGGAGGAACGGCCTACGCTCTATACGTCAATGGTCCGGTAGACACCTCTGCTGGATACTACGTTGCTGGAGTCCAGTTTGTATCCGCTGCTAGCTTGGCCCGCACTAATCCTCAAGCGGTCCCCTCCGGTCTTGGACATGTGATTTTAAACATCGATAACATTATGCCCACAGCGAGTGGTTTCATCGGTGTCAACAACCTAGCTCCTGCATACGCGTTAGATGTTGTCGGTGATCTAAACATTACCGGCACCTACCGCATTAACGGTGTCCCCGTCCAAATCAATCCCGCTAACATCAGCATACTCGAAGCACGAATTGCTGAACTCGAAACGAAATTGGCAAGTTTAGGAGGATAATATGACTCAACCGGTTTTCTCGCTACAAGCTAGGTATCAAGGAACCTACATACCTGGTGTTACAATGACCAACTGGTTCTATACTCTGATTCCGATATTCCCTGGTGGGACAGTCGGAACCGGCGTGACCAACAGTACGGGACCAGTTGCCAACGCGGGTCTTAATGGGATAGATATCGTGAACGTCCAATGGTCCCCGCAAGTTGGTGCAATTGCTTATCAGTTATTCCGCGCGGCAGGGTCGGCGCCCGTTACGACGGGAGATCCTTGGGCGGCCTTCACGTCTGAGTTGGGCGTGAAAGATATTGGTTTCCCGGCAACAACTAGGAGTTAAGTCTTCACGCCATGAGCCGTTACCCCATAGGCAATGGTACGTCCGCCGTAGTAATCCCGACCTCCGTAAGATATATCGGAGAATCTGTTCCGGGAGTTACGACGGTTCAGTACTTCTATATTGTCGTGGCGTACACCAGCGATAACACCGCTGTTGCTACGTCTGCAATGGGGGTGTCGGCTTTTGGTCCACAAGTCCTGGATGGCGACCATGCTATTAACATAAATTGGTCGCTCATCCTGGGTGCGTCTTATTACCTGATATTCAAGAAGGCTGGATCTGAGCCAAGCATTGGAAACTCTGAGGATTTGTTCTATAAGGCTGGTTTCTCGGAGACTAGTGTTCTGGATGTCGGTTATGCGGAAGCAACTCGTAACTCATTCCTTAATCCTGGGATCGGGCCGCGCACGATTGGAGCAGGGGTTGGTTCAATTAATGGAATAGCTGGAGATGTCAATTTAGTTGGTGGGAACAACATAACGATAACCCCAGAAAGTCCTGATGGTCAGAGTATCTCCATCAGCGCCCATGCTTCCGGGTCGGACGGTCAAGTTCAATTTAATCAGGGTGGTAATTTCTCCGCATCTCAGTATTTCGTTTGGGATTACACCAACCGTCGTTTAGGAATCAATACCAGTAGCCCAAACTACGCGCTTGATGTTTTTGGGGATATTGATATTTCCCTTCCAAGTTCATATCGTTTAGGTGGAATTCCATTTGCGGTTCAGGGTACTGGTGGGGCCGTCAATCTGATTAATGTAGGTAACATCAACGGGGCCGCCCCTGTTCCGGCAACGAGAATTATTGCCACGGGTGCTGGTTTATCTGGTGGTGGAGATCTTTCAGCTAATCGCACTATAGTTAGTGTTCCCTTTGGCCCCTCTGGTGCTGGACATTCTTTAGGTGCTGTACCAGATCCTGGTGCAACTGTTGGTGCTACGAGATTTCTTCGCGAAGATTCTACTTGGGCCGTGCCATCTGGGACTGGAGGAGGTACATCCCCAGGAGGTTCTGCGGGATATGTACAGTTTAACAGTGCGGGCACGTCTTTTGGTGGTAGTGCTAATCTATTTTGGGACAATGTAAACAATCGATTAGGAATCAAAACGGTTAGCCCCAACTATGCTTTAGACGTAGTTGGTGATATAGACATTGCACTTCCCCAGTCTTATAGATTAGGTGGCTTTCCCTTTGCTGTTCAGGGACCGAGTTCCAATGTCAATCTCATCAATATAGCCAACATTAATGGGAATCCTATTGCCTCGATGGTTCAGACTCCTTGGGCCAGTAACATCGATGCGGCCTCCTTTGCTCTCAATAATGCTTCCGAAATTGTTGTTGTACAGACGAATGCCTCCCTTTATGCCGCAAGTCTTACTGGAGCGGGAGGGAATACCGTACTTTATCTCAATAATATAGGAGCCGGAGTTGTAACCACGGATATTGCATTTCAAACTCCCACTCAGTTATTTCAGATTGGCGCGGCTTTCTCTCCGGCTCAACTACAGTTGAAGATTAACAATGCTCCGTTTTTGGTTGTATCTGGGTCTAATGGAAATGTTGGCATTAATACTACGGGTCCGAACTATGCGTTGGATGTGGCTGGTGACATCAACATTAATTTAGGACGGTCTTATAGGATTGGTGGTTCCCCATTTGCCGTCAGTGGCGGGGGAACGTTAATCAATCTACAAAATATTAGCAACATCAACGGGGCCGCTCCGGGTCAGCCGCAAACTCCTTGGACTCAAACTATCGTTGCCGCTGGTAATACGCTTACTGGATGTGGAGGAATCGGTTGCGGCAATGCGACGACTCCATCTACGTATGGCCTAAATATCGAGGGTACTCCATCCGTTCCACTTGGTGGGATTCGTATTTACGATAGCAGACCAACATTTCAAGCTCAAATTTATCTGCAAAACGATGCGGGTAATGGTGTTTATCTGAAGATGCAAGGTAGTACGAATGCCACTGTTCCCAACTGTGCCCTCATACAATTAGGGCCTCAGCCTTTTGTCTGGATTCAGAATCTAGTAGAGAGATTTCGGATGGATACGTCCGGTAATGTAGGGATCGGAACTTCGGGTCCGAATTATAAGTTAGACGTATCGGGAGACATTAATATTGCTCTTCCGCAATCCTATCGGTTGGGCGGATCTCCGTTTGCTGTCACTGGTGGTGGAACGCTGATTAATCTGCAAAACATTAATACCATTAATGGGTCCGCTCCCGGCTCTCCTGCTGGCTCAACGGGACAGATTCAGTTTAATAACGCTGGCGCGTTTGGGGCTTCCGCTAATCTTTTTTGGGATAATACCAGCAATTTGCTTGGCATTGGCGGCACTCCGCAATCGCTTATATATGGGCGGCGGGATTCGGCAGGCTCCCTTGCTCCAGCCCTGACTCTTGACAATCAGGGCGGCGGCGCGGGAGCGGGCGGAGCCATATTCTACTCTAATGGCACTATGTCGCAATCTGTGCTTGTTAGTTTGCAATCGTCTGAAGATGGCAACTTTTCAGCTAACTGGTCCGTGGCTACGAAAACCCCCGGCGCTGCTGGTAACAGTCGTGTGGCGCGTTTAACAGTGTCGAGCGCAGGCAACGTGGGCATCGGGACCGTGACGCCTGGATCGCCGTTGCATGTTATTGACAACAACGGAAACGGAATCATTTTAGAGCGCACTGTGAGTGTGGCTCGGAAATTTAATTACCTTATCGATGGAAATGGCGCATTAAATTTTTACGATCAAACCGCTGGACTGTCTAGGATTGTCATTGTTCCTTCCGGCAACGTGGGCATCGGGACCAGTACGCCCGCATCTCTCCTTCAGGTATCAAGCGGCGTCAACATGGGGCAAGGCATCCAGACCAACGCCACTATCGGTCCTACCACTGGTCCCGGCACGCTGGACTTTTGCGTTATTAATTTGGCGGCTAACGGGAACGGATATGTGCAGCTATGCGCGAATGCTTGGAATGACGGGGCGAACTGGCATCTGCGCGACAGCACCCGCGATGCCTGGGTTGTCCAAACGATTAGTGCGGCGACTGTCGGCTCATACTCTGTCCTTCACAGCGCCCCCAATATAAATCCAGCTGCGTTTAATTCGATGCTTACTGTTTTGGCCAACGGCAATGTGGGAATCGGAAACGTAGCGCCGACCGCACTATTAACAGTATCCACCAGTAATCCGGTAGGCGCGCTGCCAACCAACACTCGCTTGTTCGTCCAGGGTATCGGCGGCGTCTCTGCGACCGTTCCTGCCGGGAGGATTTCCATTGGCCTCGATTACAACCAGGACTACGGCGCTTACGTGGGCTCGATGTACTTCGCTGGCGGCACGGCGGGCTGCGTATTCGGCTATCGGCAAGGCGGCGCGGACGTTCCTCTCGTTTGGGGCAACGCCACTTCGGCTTACGGCGGGAAGGTCGGCATTGGGAACCAAGCCACCAACGGCACGCCGTATGGGGGAATCACGGCTCTCTGCGCGGCCAACAGCAGCCCTAGCCTGACTTCGCAGAGCGCCGCCACGGCAGTGTTCGGCACCGCCGGGGTAACTGAATTGGCGCTCTTTACCGACGGCAACGGCTTCGGTCACTTACAGATGCGTCACTGTACGGCGAGCGGCAACGCTTATCCGCTCTGTCTCAATCCGCTTGGCGGCAGCGTAGGTATAGGAACCACCAGTCCTTCTCATCAGTTGCAAGTCTCGACCGACGACGCCGCCAAACTTTCCACTAACACGTGGACGATCTCCTCCGATGTGAGACTCAAGCAGAACGTCAAGCCGCTCGAAGGCGGCCTGTCCATCATCAGTCAGATCAAGCCGGTGGAGGGCGAATACAACGGCCTGCATAACACCCCGCAGGGCCAGCGCGTGGTCTCGGTCGTTGTTGAAGACCTGAAGGCCGTGCTGCCCGGCTGCTGCCCCTCGCATCGCGGCAGGCTGCGCGATAGCGACAAGGAAGAGATCGAGATTCTGGATTTCAACAGTCACGAAATTTTGTTCCATTTGATCCTGGCCGTGCAGCAGCTGGCCTGGAAGATGGGAGAGAAAG